CCAAGTGTTGTGAACGATATGCACTGTCTCCTAAGAAATCTGGTTTAATCGAAGAATATATGAAAAAAAATGTGTCGTTTGAGAGCATACCTTGGGATGTAGTCAAAGAATATGGTGAAGCTGATGTACAGGTAACAAAAGAATTGTATGATGCTCAGATAAGTAACATGCCTGACTCTCTTAAAGCTACAAATGAATTGATGAATGAGTTTTGTGATGTACTGTGTGATGTAGAGAATAATGGCTTACAAATTAGCTATGAAAATCTATCAGAGATTAAGACTACCTATACAAAAGAAGTAAAAGATTTAGAGAGGTACTTAAACACAGAGGTTAAAAACCTGATGGGAGATACTCCTGTTAATCTAGACAGTCCAGAGGATAGGTCAAAGATTATATTCTCAAGGGCTGTGCTGAATAAGAAGCAGTGGGCTAGTCACTTTAACTTAGGTTATGAAGTTAGGGGTAATACTAGAAAGAAAAAACGATTACCTACTATGAGTACACAAGCTTTTCAACAAGGTATAGTTAGGTTAACAAAACCTTTATTTAAAACTGTCATGCAAAGGTGTTCGTCTTGTAATGGTATAGGGTACAAGCTTGCCTTAAAAAGAGATGGTACTGTAGGTAAACAAAAACGTATCTGTAAATCCTGTGATAAAAAAGGTGTTATCTATAGACCTACTAGAGACTTTGCTGGATTGGGTATGAACTCTAGAGGGCCAATTGATCTTACTGTACATGGTTTTAAAACAGATAGACCTACTCTAGAAGGTTTAGTAGTTACATCAAGACCAGAGCAAAAGACTTTTATGGAAAGCTACATAAGATACAATGCAATTAAAACCTATCTCAAAACTTTTATTGAGGGTATAGAGAAAGGTTTAGATGATAGAAGTAGAATCCACCCACATTATATGCAATGTGTTACCTCTACAGGAAGGCTGTCTTCAAGGAATCCTAACTTCCAGAACATGCCTAGAGGAGGTACTTTCCCTGTACGTAAGGTAGTTGTGAGTAGATGGGAAGGTGGACACATACTTGAAGGAGATTATGCTCAGTTAGAATTTAGAGTTGCCGGTTTTCTAGCTAAGGATGATAAGGTGTATGAAGATGTCAGAAATGATGTTGATGTACATTCTTTTACAGCTTCTGTACTAGGAGTATCTAGACAAGAAGCAAAAGCAGATACCTTTAAACCTTTATATGGAGGTTTCTTAGGTACACCAAAACAGATGCAATACTACCGAGCATTTAAACAAAAGTACAAACAGATTGCAGAGTGGCATGAGACTTTACAGAATGATGCTATCTCTTTTAATCGTATTGTGCTTCCATCTGGTAGGTACTACAACTTTAAAAATGTGTTTAGGATGAGGTATGGAGGAGTTTCTAATGCTACAGCAATTAAAAACTATCCTGTACAAGGGTTTGCTACTGCTGACCTTCTTCCTATTGCCTTAATTAAATTAAAAAAGTTGTTGACAGATAGAAGAATGCAAAGTATAATCTGTAATACGGTTCACGATTCCATTGTAATAGACGTGCATCCAGACGAGCAGGACTTAGCTGTAGAGACAATGAAAGAAGCAATGTTTTCTCTGCCTGAAGAATGTAAGAAAAGATACAATGTAGATTATGATATGCCGATAGGAATCGAGATTAAAATAGGTAATAACTGGTTAGACATGAAGGAGATATATAAATCATGACTGAAATAACCACAATGAACACTTCTCTACCAGAGAACTTAGATAAGCTCTCTACAGAGGATATGATGAAACTAACTGGTCAATTGGATCATAACACTACCAAAGCAACTATAAGTAGACTGGCAATCAACCATGCTACTGAAGATTTCGATGGTAATGCTCTTCCAAGAGGCCATTTTAGTCTGACTACCCCCCCGGAAGGGCCTGTATATGGACAGAAAGCCACCATACGTGTTTTTATGCGTACTTATTCCTACTTTGTTTGGGATAATGAAGCCGGTGCTTTTTCTTGCCAAACTGTACAGGCTCCTTCTTTCAGTAATGACTTCTATGATACTGAAGGAGGATTAAAGTGTGGTAAATTAGACTATACTACTATGGAGGCATTACCAAAAGATAGTCCAGAGTGGGTTGTACAGAAGAGTATAAAGTGCAGTCAAAACCTCTACGGATTAGTGTCTTTTGATAGTGCTGTAAACAAAGATGGCAGTAAAGCTGTTGTCAAAGACGTTCCTTTTATATGGTATGCAAAAGGAGCAAACTTCTCACCGGTAGCAGATTGTTTAAAAGGCTTAAATAGACAGAAGCAACCGATGTGGCTAATGAACATTGGGCTATCTTCTGTTAAGAAGCAGAAGGGTGGAAATATATACTTCCATTCAGAGTTAACACCTCAAAAACCAGTGGCATGGGCAAAAGAAGACGATGCTACAATGAGAGGATTTATGGAGTCTGTCAAAGGGTATAATGAGAGTATTATGAAAACGTATCATTCTGCCAGTAAAGACAAGATACAGTTTGACTCCGTAGTTAATGAATAACCTTATACTTCATAAGGTACAAGGGTTTCTAGATCGTGTTTCAAGAGAAGGGGCCGATCTAGATCCCAAACTTGTAGAAGAATTTAAAGAGGCATGTACTAAGTCTGTAGTACGTCAGTTCTCTAACAAAAGAGGTGCTTGGAAACCTCGTATGTCTTCTTTAGGTAGGCCCTTATGCCAACAAAAGATGGAACGAGATGGAGCAGAGAAAAACTTTGAGTATAATTCTTTAGTTCGTTTTATGTTTGGTGATCTTGTCGAAGCTATTGCCATTTTGGTAATGAAATCGGCAACGGTAAACATAGAGGCAGAGCAAGAGTCTGTCAAGTTAAAGTTAGGTAAGCATTCTGTCTCTGGTACATTAGATGTTGAAATAGATGGAAAGGTATGGGATATTAAATCTGCAAGTCCCTATGCCTTTGAACATAAATTTGGAGCTATGGGTGGTTATAAGAAGATAAAAGAAGATGATGTCTTTGGGTATATTGTTCAGGGATACTTGTACAGCAAAGCTAGAGATAAGGATTTTGGTGGTTGGATTGTTATTAATAAAGCAAGTGGTGAGTGGGTGGTGTGTGAAGCTCCTGAACTACAAGAAGAAGATAAAAAAGAAGCCCTTGCCTTAGCAGAGAAAAACTTAAATGCTTTACTAAGTGGAGAGAAATTTAAAAGATGCTTTACGGATGTAGAAGAAACATACAAAGATAAAGATAAAAATGTCAAGAAGACAGGAAACAGAGTGCTGTCAAGCATTTGTGGATTTTGTGATTTTAAAAGAACCTGTTGGCCTAATGTTATTATGCACAGGAAAGTAGGATCAACAGCACGTTTTCCAAAATCTGTGTGGTATAGTAGCCTTAAAAAACGAGAAGTATAATGCCTGTCTATTTTCAGACTGATGTTAGTTTTTCAGATATTTATATGAATGACAATGTGTGGTATGCTTACCCAGACTCTGAAGATAAAAAAGGAGGCACAGATATCATAAGAGAGTTGAGAAATAACTTTTCATCCATGCCTATAAGAGTGTGTAAAAGTTTTTATGAAAGAGGTGAATGGAATGATTTTGATTACGATCAGAAGATAGACATGGTGTTTAAGGATTTAAATAAAATACAAAAAGTTTTAAATAGGGGAGCACTTGTTTGTTTTTACATGGCAGAGTGGACAGAGGCTTTAGAAAAGATGAAGAAAAACTGCCCTAAGATATTTGAGTTTGCTGTAGAAGAGTCTGGAGCTTTGTTTGATGCCTTTCCTCCAAAAGATATAAAGCTAAGAAGAACGGAAGAATGAACTGTTGGCACTGTGGTACAGAGGTAATTTGGGGTGGGGATCACGATATGGAAGAAGAGGAGGAGGATTATTGTATGTCAACAAATTTATCCTGTCCTAAGTGTGGATCATTTTATATAGTATACTTACCAAAAGATAAGGAAGAGAGCATTTGAAAAGAGCACATGGATATAGATCTAATTTTGAATTAGATATAGCTAATCAGTTAGCTAAAAGTAAAGTACCTTTCCTCTATGAAAAATTTACATTTGATTATACAAGGTACAGTACATACACACCAGATTTTTATCTAGAAGACCAAGGTTTTTATATTGAGGTAAAAGGTTTGTTTATTTCACAAGATAGGGGTAAGCATCTGTTAATTAAAAAACAACATCCAGATTTAGATTTACGATTCTTGTTTATGAATGCCAACAACAAGCTGTACAAAGGGTCAAAAACTACTTACGGCAAATGGTGTGATAGACATGATTACAAATGGTGTCAAGGATTTATACCAAAGGAGTGGTTAGAATGATAACAGGAAAAATTAAAACTAAGTTTGAAGGTTATAAAGATAAGTTACCAAAAAATTCTCTTTGTCTTATAATGCAAGATACCGATAATGATATGATAGATCTTATGTCCTATGATACTACAAAAGAACATGAAGTAACTACAGCCTATGTGCTGTTAAGAGGTATTATGGCTATGTTAGAAACAGAAACAGAGACTATTATTACTCATGGCCAGTCTGCAATATTTAAAGATGTAGAAATTATAAAACCAGAAGTGAAAGATAAGATGTACAACAAAGATAATATAACTGTTTTGGATTTTAATAATGTTAAGTAGTGATTTTAAAAGAGAAAT